AAGAACAAGAAATGGCTGAAACTCAAGTTGAGGAAGAAGTCAAAGAAGAGGTTGCTATGGCAGAAGACGTAGTAGAAGAAGAAGTAAAAGAAGAAACAACCGAAGAGCCTACTGAAGAAGTAGTAGAAGAGGCTATGGCTGTTGACCCCGCTACTGACGCTGAAGCTATCTTAGCTATCGTTAAACCAGTTATTGAAGAACAAGTTAATTCTTTACTTGCTATTATCGCTGACTTGAAGAACCAAGTTGAAGAGCGTATAATGGAAAAAGAAGAAGAAGAAGATGTTATCGAAGAAGTTAAAATGAGCGCATTCGATAAATTCAAAGCATTTCGTAATACCTTTAAAAATCAATAAAAATGAATCGTAAATTAAAATTCGACCTTGAAGTTGAAACAAACGCACTTTTGTGTGCTAACCCAGAAGAGTTTTACTCTCGTGCTTATTTAACTGACACTACTGCGGATAACTTCCGTACTTTGCCGGGAATCAAGTCAGCAACTAAATTGGCTGCGGTGGACTTTGGTAACATTTTACAACCAAGTAGCTGCTCATTTTCTGCGCCGACTGACACACTTAACGCTATTGACATTGACGTATGTCCTTTGTCAGCTATGGCGCAAATTTGTCAATTTGACCTTGAGCAATCTTTCTTAGCTTTACAAATGGCTAAAGGTTCTAACGGAGATTTCACTGTAGCTTCTTTTATGTCTTACTATTGGGACACTATGTCTAAACAAATCGGTGAAGATATCGAATTGATTAGATGGCAAGGTGGTACTGGTGAAGGTGTTTTAGGTTTGTGTACTGGTCACTTGAAAAGATTGTGTTCCGACGAAAACGTAATAGGTCAATATGCTGGAGCAGTTAATTCTTCTAACGTTCTTGCAACTCTTGAGGCTGTTTGGGCTGCTGCACCTTCTACTATCAAATTCAAAAAAGGTGATTTAAGATTCTATGTTTCTGCTAACGTAGCACAAGCATACGAATTGGCTGCTGCTTCTGGTAACACTCAAACATATGTAACTCTACCTTTAGGTTTGACTTTCTTAGGAATTCAAGTTGTAGTATGCGAAGGTATGCCGGATAACACTATCATTTTAACATTGAAAAACAACCTTATCTACGCATTCGATGCTGAAGGAGATGCTAAAGCGTTGAAAGCGGTTAACCTTTCTGACACAGTAGCAGAGCCGTACATCCGTACAAGAGCGAACTTGAAAGTAGGTTTCTACCATACTAATCCATCTGAAATCGTAGTTTATAACGTTTGTTTCGATTAATAAACTTTATTTCATAGGTAAGGGGTGGTGACTAATCGCCACCCTTTTTTTTGAAACTTTAAAAAATAAATATATGTCTTGCGCAACATTACAAACAATCACAAAATCGTGTGACAATAATTCCGGAGGAATTTATACGTTGTACGTAAACCAACAAGATAATATCGCATCTATTACAACTGACGAAACGGGGACTAATTGGATCGTAGATACTATCACTTTAACTGACCCTTTAGATGTATTCGTTCCTATCGAATTTAGAAGAAACGTAGGTTCTTATACTGAGGAGGCAAACATTGACCTAATCAATGGTTCTTCTTATGTTACTCAAACTATCAATTTGATGTTACACAGACGCGACCAAGAGAAATCAAAAGCTATCAAAGTTATGGGCGCTGGTCAACAATACTTAGCTGTAATCGTAGGAGATGCAAATGGTAAGTTTTGGTACTTCCCATATATGCAAGTTACTGCGGTTGGTGAAGGTTCGGGGACTACTCGTGCGGATGGTTCAAAGTATTCTTTGACACTTACTGCTGAGAATGAGTTTTTAGCTTACGAAGTTGACCCAACTATTATCGCGGGGTTATTGTAATCTGTTTTCTCTCCATATATAAAGCCATTCTTTCGGGGGTGGCTTTTTTGTTTTAAACAAATACAAGTTATTACTTATAATATAGTTATATGATTTACTTAGAAAAAGGGCAAATAAACACATTTGTGTTAACTTTAACTGAAGTAACTACGTATAGTAGTCCCTTTTATTTATTCGTGTTTGAGAACGAATTTAACACGGCAACTGAGCCTATTTTATGGGCGGGTGTGGACACTTCTCCGTATCCAGATAGATACAACTTATTTACTTTAGACGAAGGCGTAGATATAGACTTTGTAAAAGGTCAGTATACTTATAGTGTTTACGAAAGTGACGAAGCTATAATAGTAGACGAAAACACGAATTTAAACGATTACAATTTAATAGAAGAAGGAAGAATGATAGTAGCGGGAGTAGTAACTAATTCAATATACGACTAATGGCGTGGTATAACATTTTTAAAAAAGAAGAAAGTAAACCCGAAATAGTAGAGGGTTATCAATCATTTAGCACACCTTTCGGTAAGGTTGGAGGTGCAAACTTGGCTTTGCCTTATGTAAACGGAAGATATCAAATTTCGGGGTACATTCCTTTTGGTCACGATAACCTTTATCCACAGCTATTGACGCAACTCTATTTTACAAGTCCACTTCACGGTGCAATAGTAGACTTTAAAACTAATGCGGTTACGGGCGGAGGATATACGCTAAAGACTGATAAATTAACAAACGAGGAAAAGTTAAATATTTATACTTTTGAAAAGAAGGCTAAATTACATAAGTTAGTTCCGTCTATTACTAAGCAGTTAATCGTACATAATAGAGTTTACTTTAAGTTATACTTCGGAGATAAAGGCGAATTAAAGAAAATAGAAAACGTTTTCCCGGATAAGGTAAGAATAAATAGAGAAAAGACTTGTTATTATATTTGTGAGGACTGGGCTTCTCGAATTGATGTAGAACCAATAAAACCTTATTCACCTTCTTGTAGTGATAGAATACAGTTATACACTTATGAATACCATTCTTTAGGTCAAGACTACTATTCACTACCTACTTATTCAAGTTGTACAAATTGGATATTTTTAGATGGAGAAATGAGTTATTTACATAAGTCAAATATTCAAAATTCTATCTTTCCGTCTTTTGCTATGATGTTTCCAAAGAAACCACAAAGCGAAGAAGAGAAAAACATTATTAAGGACACTATTGATAAAATGAAAGGCGCAGCAAATGCGGGTAAAGCCGTTGCGTTTTTTGCTAATAGTGCTGAGAACCTTCCGAAAATAGAAACTATTACTACTAACAATAACGACCAGCTATTTATACAAACGGATGGTAGAATCGACGAAAAGATATGTCAAGCGCATACAATAGACCCTATTTTAATGGGGATTCGTGTTAGTGGTAAATTAGGTTCGGGTAGTGATATTAAGCAGTCTTATGTAATATTTGAAAAGAATGCTATTATGCCGTTAAGAAGTGAAGTAGAAGAAATCTTTAACGACCTTTTATTTATTGCTCGTCTTAACGTAGAATTTGAACTAAACAATTATCAAATTGTCGGAGATGTAATCGAAGAAGAAACAAAAATTAAAGAACAATGATTTACTTCATAACTGAAACCTATTTAAAGACGAATACTCCGATAACTGCAAATGTAGATGTTACGGATGTTACTCCATACGTAAAGACACAAAGTGACTTAAGAATACAACCTATTTTAGGAACGTATTTTTACAACTATTTATTAGCACAGTATAACGCTCAAACGCTTAATCCTAACGAAGAGTTATTAGTAGAGAAGATACAACCTTGTATCGCGTGGTATAGTGCCGTAGATGCGGTGTTTGGTTTGTCTTACCAACTTAAAAATAAAGGATTACAGCAACAAAACGGAGATTATTCAACAAGTGTTAGTAGAAGTGAAGTAGCTTTTGGAATGGAACACTACGAAGAGAAGGCTTCGTTCTACGAAAGACGTTTGAGAGAATGGCTTAAAGAACAAGTTAAAGCGAATCCTACTATATTTCCGGAGTTTGTTAGTTCATTGAATACTGACTCAGATATGAAACCACTAAAAGACGAAGAACAAAACGGATATAACATCGGAATTTTGATTATATGAAAACTAAGTTATTTTTAATTTGTTCGTCTTTTCTTGCGGTAATCGCTCCAGTTAAACCACTTATTTATGTGACTATTTTAGCGATACTTTTAGACACGGGTTTTGGTATTTGGAGAAGCGTTAAAAAAAATGGTTATGCATCGTTTAAATCTCGTAAATTATCGCATACAATAAGTAAAACGTTTCTTTATTCGTTGGCTATTGTGTTCGTGTTTTTCGTGGAAACATATATAGCTTCGGACTTAGTAGCGCATTTCATAGCTATAGAGTTAATTTTAACTAAGGCTGTAGCGTTATTCTGCGTGTTTACGGAAGTTGTTTCAATAAATGAATCATATCCGATTACTGTCATTAAATTAGCATAAGGCAAAAAGAAATCTACAGCAGTTTCGACTATGCTATCGAAATACCTTGCGTTGTTGTGTTCTGGTCTTATGTC